CCCAAAAAATACCCCGCGGGTACTTTTGGCACAAACAATTCAAGATTCCAGGGGGTAAAACTGTGTGGATCCTGCTCTGGTTCCCGAGAATCACGCTCGGACGCCTGTTCAGAGGTATCAACAACCGTTTCGACGTCATGGCGGCTGATGTCGAATTCCTAGTCGAGCAATGGAGGCTCGCAAACTCCGACTAAAGTCACCCGAAACTCGAAGGAGGTGATCCGGTGGCGCGCGCAAAGCAACCAGTAGTCGCGAGAAGGCGTCGCAGACCGGCCACTTCTCCAGAGGCTCGTGAATTGGAACTCGCTTCAGCAGCCTATGACCTAGCTGCGGAGCAGATCGAGATGGGCACAGCATCCTCTCAGGTCATCACGCATTTCCTCAAGGCGGGTTCGATGCGTGAACGGCTTGAACAGCAGAGGATCGCCCACGAGAACGAACTACTTCAGGTCAAGCGGGAGTCCATCGAAGCGCAGGCGCGTATCGAGGAGCTCTACGCCGACGCTATCGGCGCTATGAAGTCCTACCAGGGATCTGGGGAAGAGATTCCGGAGGATGTGGATGTCGTCGATTAGGTGTTACGCCGAACTCAGCGAGATCCCGGACATCGAAGGCCGCTTTGACTACCTGGTACTAGGCGGACGCGTCGGGGAAGCTACTTTTGGTTTCGATCGGTGGTTGAACCAAGAGTTCTACCAGTCGTGGCAGTGGAGAAAGGCTCGGGAGGCTGTCATCGTTCGCGATGGTGGCTGCGACCTGGGGGTCCCGGGGTACGAGATCGAGTACGGGCTTCTGATCCATCACATGAACCCGATTACCCCGGCGGATCTTCAGCGTCGTTCGGAGTTAGTGCTCGATCCCGAGTACCTGATCACAACGACCAAAAGAACTCATAATGCGATCCACTACGGTGACCGCACCCTACTCCCAAGGCTTCCCGTCGAGCGCAGGCCCGGCGATACAGCCCTCTGGTGAAAGGAGACCAATGCCGGTTCACTACCGAAAGCTGTTCTTCGATTCTCGTGACCACGAGATGGTCTCAAACCAGTGGTTCGTCCTCCTCTACAACATCCACAAGTACGGGGACCACCGCTACAACATCAACGAGGGCCATCGGACCATGGCCCGGCAGGCCCAGCTGGTCAAGGAGAAGGGTCTCTGGTCTCCGAGCAACCCGACCGGGGCTGCTGCCCCGTCTCCGAAGGCTCCCCATATTCGTACGGGGCGTCCGGATCACGCAGTCGACGTTGACAACGCGGCCCTGCTCATCGACCAGGCTCGTAAGCGCGGTGTCACCCTTCGACGGCCCATCCCGACGGAGCCGTGGCATGTGGAGGCCGATGCTAAGGAGCTGAAGGCCTACCATGACAAGAAAGCGGCCGGGGTCTGGGCTGATCTGCGCAAGAAGCACGGAGAAGCCGAGAAGCCGAAGCCCAAGCCTCCCGCGCGGGCGGTTTCTTCCAAGGGAGTCGCGTTCATCGCCGAGTTCGAGGGCGGACAGGGCCGCGACGGCCTGTTCCATCCGTACAAGGACCCCGTGGGCATCTGGACCATTGGTTACGGCCATACGGATGGAGTCGGCCCCAAGTCCAAGCCGCTCACCAAGAAGCAGGCCCTGGCGCTCCTGAAGAAGGACGTCAACAAGAAGTACACACCTCCCGTCCTCAAGGCTCTGAAGGCGGCGGGTGTCCGTCCGACTCAGAACGAGCTGGACGCCCTGGTTTCCGCCGTCTACAACCTCGGTCCGGGCATCCTGGACAAGGGTCGGACGATGGGGGACGCCATCCGCTCCAAGAGCCGACACCGGATGGGGGATGCGTTCCTCGTCTACAACAAGGCGGGGTCTCCGCCCAAGTCCCTTCCGGGGCTGACCCGCCGTCGCAAGGCCGAGCGCAAGCTCTTCCTCACCAAGTAGAAAGGAACAGACATGGCCCATCCGAACACGGTGCGTGCTCCCCTCGAGGAGACGCACAACGCTCTTCGCGCCGCGCGCGAGAAGCAGTTCGTCGACGACAAGAAGGCGCTGGAGGACGATTTCCACGCTGATCTCGCCAAGCTCCGGGAGGACAAGGAGCAGGCCATGGTCGGTGCCGGGCTCAATCCGGATGGCTCGTTCACCAAGGAGTTCGCGATGTCGCTCGCCGAGACCGCTCCTCCGGCCAACCCCGTCAACAACACGGCCCCGAAGGTCACGGGCACGGCCAAGACGGGCAAGGAGCTCACCTGCAGCCCGGGCAAGTGGACGCAGGCCGACTCGTTCACGTACCAGTGGCAGCGTGACGGCGTCAACATCGGTGGCGCCACCGCGAACACCCGCACGCTGGTCATGGCAGACGAGACCCACGTGCTCCGGTGCGTCGTCACGGCCACCAACGAGCACGGCACCACGACGGCCAACTCCAACACGGTCACCCCGACCGCGTAGTTTTCAACCCATACCCGGAAAGGGGGTGGAGAATGGAACAGAGTATCCTTACTGGTACGAAGAAGGTGTTGGGCCTCGATTCGACGGACACGTCATTCGATTACGACGTCCTCACCTTCATCAATGCGGCCTTCTCCACCCTCTGCGACGACCTGGGGGTGGGGCCGCCGGTGTTTGTCGTCGAAGATGAGTCTGCCACTTGGCAGGACTTCATTTCCGACGACGACGCCATGCTCTCTGAGTGCCGCACGTATGTGTTTCTCAGAGTCAAGATGCTGTTCGATCCGCCGACTACTTCATATCTGATCAACGCCTACAAGGACCAGCTCGAAGAGCACGTTTGGCGGATTAGTCGTCGGCGCGAGGCGATCAGCTACACCGATCCTGATCCTCCGGTGGTAGCGGATGCCTAACCTCGTCATCGTGGCCATCCCTCGTGAGGAAGATCCCGTCTGGAAGTATTCCAGCGAGAAGAAGCCTCATTGCACTCTTCTGTTCCTCGGGGAGGACCAGTCGAAGTCAATGGAGATCGCTGCATATCTCCAGCACGCTGTGAACATCACAGATCGCGGCCCCTTCGGTCTCTCGGTTGATCACCGAGGGACGCTGGGCGTCGACGAAGCGGACGTTCTATTTTTCAGGAAGGATTGGGCGTACAAGGACCTCGCCTCCTTCCGCACCATCCTCCTGAAGGACAAGAACATCCGTGATGCGTATGACTCCGTCGAACAGTTCCCGGAGTGGAATCCGCATCTGACCATGGGGTACCCCCAAACCCCAGCCAAGAAGGACGACAGGGACTATCCGGGGTTCCACTGGGTTGAGTTCGACCGTATCGCCCTCTGGACCGGGAACTACGAAGGCCCGGAGTTCCGACTCGAGTACAACTACGACGCCCCTCTGGAGGTGGCCATGAGTACGACCGCCCAGAAGGGCGAGGAGTTCGTTCAGCACCACGGCGTCAAGGGCATGAAGTGGGGTGTCCGCAAGGCAAGGTCAGCTGGACGAGCTGTTCGCGGCGTCGACAGCCAGAACCGATCCCGTCTCCATCCGGATTTCCAGAAGGAGGAGGGGCGGAACACAGGTCATGACGTCCTGAACACCCTCGCCGGTGTCGTCGTTCCGGTCTACGGCCCTCTGACCATTCCGTCACAGGTTCGCCTGGTGCGGAAGGGGGTTCGCCAGCTCAAGGCGGACAAGGGCACGCGTCAGGACATGAAGTTCGAGCGGCGCTCTCGGGATCACCGAACCATGATCGAGATCCACAACAAGGCAGTCGGGGATCTCAACCGGGAGCAGAAGAGGATCAACGAGAAGTACAAGGGCGTCAACCTCACCGATCCCAAGAACGCGGCCAAGTCGCGGAAGTACCACCAGGAGACGGTGGACATGATGGCCAAGGTCTACCAGAAGCACGCCAACGCCACCACGAGCAAGACGGGCAAGCTGCAGTACGACGTCGAGCTTCGTGGCAACGACACCATCGCTCTCAAGACCAAGAAGATCCAACACGCTGTGGGCGACGACACGACGGAGATCATCATGAAGTTCGTCAAGGGCGACAACGGTCAGGTCATCGGCGTCAAGCTGGACGAGCTCAAGCAGGGTGAAGAGATGGTCGACGCTCTCATCCACTACGGCGTCAAGGGCATGAAGTGGGGCGTCCATCGTTCTCGTCCCGACCGAGTTGCGGTCACGACAGCTCAGGGCGGTACTGCCGTGCGCGCACGCGCGAAGGTCATCACCGCGGGCGGCGAGGGCCACAAGGCCCACAGCGACGCGATCAAGGTCGCCGGAAAGAAGGCCGTCCTGAAGAAGAGCGGTACTGCGGCTCTCTCCAACAAGGATCTGCAGGACATCATCGAGCGTGCCCGTCTCGAAGGGCAGGCACGGGAAGCGGTTCAGTCCAAGGGGCAGAAGACCGTCTCGAAGTTCCTGGGTCAGCAGACTCGGTCCACGGCCAATCAGGCCGGACAGCAGTTCCTGCAGGAGCAGCTCAAGAAGAAGAAGTAGAAAGGAGGTCTCATGGGTCTGTCCAATACTGCAGTGCCGGTTTACTACGGACAGTTCCGTGAGGCCGTCCTTCGCGGTGACATTCCGGTGAACCGGGAAGTCTCTGCCGAGATGAATCGGATCGATGCGCTCATCGCCAATCCGAACATCTACTACGACGACCAGGCGGTGGAGGGTTGGGTCCGCTTTTGCGAGGCCGAGATGACGCTGACGGACGGCGGCGACCTCCACCTTCTGTTCTCGTTCAAGCTGTGGGGCGAGCAGGTCTTCGGGTGGTACTACTTCGTAGAGCGGTCGGTCTACGTTCCCTCAGCCGAGGGCCACGGTGGACACTACGAGAGACGAACAGTCAAGAAGAGGCTGACGGTCAAGCAATACCTGATCGTGGCAAGAGGTGCGGCCAAGTCAATGTACGCCGCCCTTCTGCAGGCCTACTACATGACGGTCGATACCTCTACTACTCACCAGATCTGCACTGCCCCCACCATGAAGCAGGCAGAGGAGACCATGTCTCCGATCCGAACGGCGATCACACGCGCGCGTGGACCGCTGTTCAAGTTCCTGACCGAAGGGTCCCTTCAGAACACCACTGGCTCCAGAGCACTCCGAGTCAAGCTGGCGTCCACCAAGAAGGGCATTGAGAACTTCCTTACCAACTCGCTGTGCGAGATTCGGCCGATGGCCATCAACAAGCTTCAGGGACTACGTCCCAAGATCTCAACCATCGACGAGTGGCTGTCCGGTGACCTCCGAGAGGATGTCATCGGCGCCGTGGAGCAGGGTGCGTCGAAGCTGGAGGACTATCTGATCCTCGCTATCAGCTCAGAAGGAACCGTCCGCAACGGTAGTGGTGACACAATCAAAATGGAGCTTGCGGAGATCCTGAAGGGCGAGTACAACGCGCCTCACGTTTCGATCTGGCACTACAAGTTGGACGAGCTGGAGGAAGTGGGCGATCCCGCTACCTGGCTCAAGGCAAACCCGAACCTCGGGATCACGGTCTCATACGAGACTTACCATCTGGATGTCGAACGAGCCGAGAAGGCTCCCGCATCGCGTAACGATATTCTCGCCAAGCGATTCGGAATCCCGATGGAGGGCTACACCTACTTCTTCACCTACGAAGAGACGTTGCCCCATCGCAAGCGCGTGTACTGGCAGCATCCCTGCGCCATGGGGATGGATGCATCGCAGGGCGACGACTTCTGGGCGTTCTCCTTCC